AGGACTTCCATTTAGATATTTGATTTTTCCATTCAGTTCTAGATGCAAAATCTTTTGACTCATAATTATCAATTAAATATTTTAGTACATCATAACTATTACTTTTAATACTCATTGTTGGCTTAATAATTGAACGAACTTTTGCAATCTGTTTCATCGAATTATCAATATGGATAAGTCCTTCTCCGTTTTTAGCTGATAAAGCAAAACTTTTTTTATTTCCAATAGTTCGGTCATCATATCTATTTCCTAATCCAATTACTAGATCTGAATCTTCAATTGCCATGTTTGCTTGATATGAACCGTGCATGCCAATCATTTTTAATGATAAATCGTCATTTTCATTCATGATACCTAATCCATGTAGAGTTGTTGCTACCGGAATATTATATAATTTTGAGAATTCTCTTACTAATTTATAGTCTTTTACTGCTCCAGCACCAGCAATTAAAATTGGTTTTTTACTATTAATTATTTTTTCTTTAAGTAACGTGTAATCATTATTATAGGTATTATTATATAAATGCTCTAAATATTGTAATTCACTATATCCATTTGTTTCTTCCAGAATAATATCTTTTAAATTTATGTTCTGTGTAAAAACATCTTTACAAATATCTAAATGAACTGGGCCAGATTTTGGATCTTCTGATAAATTTAACATATACTCTAAAATATTTGGAAAATATTCTGTATTTTTTACTAAAAAATTATCTTTTACACATGATCTTGTAATACTAGTTGCATCACATTCCTGAAAAGCATCGGTCCCTAAAGAATAACTATTTACTTGACATGAAATACATAATAATGGAATTCCATCTGAATACGCATCTTGTAAGGGAGTTATTACATTTGTAAAACCGGGACCAGAAGTTGTTATAACTATTCCAACATTATTTGTTATTTTTCCATAGGCTTCAGCTGCATGTCCAGAATTTTGCTCATGTCTATTAAATATAACATCAAAATTTGAATTTGATGAAATTATATCAAAAAATGATAATGCAGCTCCACCATTATAACCAAATCCTTTTCTTATATTTTTTTCAACTAATCTTTCAGTAATATATTCTCCAACATTAATTTTATTATTATATTTTTCTTTAACTTTTGAAATAAAAGAATAATTAATTCCTGTTAATTTTTTATTAGATATTATTTTACTAATGAAACTAGTCATATAAATATAATTATTTTATAATATTTAAGTATATTTTAAATTGCTATAATTTTATATAAAGGTAATAATTATTTCATCATTATTATTAACATGTGTAGTGGTATTATTTGTTAATTTAAAATTAAAATTTCCGTTTTTTGTAGATAATGTAGTTAAAAAGTTATTAAGAGATTTTTTGGATGGAGCATTGCGTTGAAAATTATGCCATATTTTACAAAATATTACATTCCAAAATGAATAGTTACTTTTTCTGTAATCTTTTATATTGATTATTACAATATTTTTTGTAAAATTAATTGTTTTATAGAACGGTTCAATTATTTTTTCTTCAATCATAAAATTCCATTCATCTGATTGTCTAGAAATGCTTAACAAGTTTTGATTTAAATTATTGTATGAAGAATTTAGTAATGGATATATCTGTTCTCTAAATACACCTCGCATGCAATGTGATGGAGTTGTATTTTTAAAATATGGAACATCATTTAATAATGCAAATGATAAAATTTCATCTTTATGAACAATAATTAATGGTCTACAAATATTAACATTAAATAATTTATTCTCTTTTTTTATAACTGGTAACTCTAATAAATTTCTACCTCTACAAATATTATTAAAAACATTTTCAATAATATCATCTTTATGGTGACCTAACAAAATATCTGTTTCCTGATATTTTGTTAAAACTTCTTTATATACATCAAAACGTGTCTTTTTTGTTGTTTCTTCATATACTTCTCGATTAATCTCCCCTCGTTTTATATTTTCGATATTTTTATAAATAAGTTCTATATTATTTTTATCAGTCCAATATTTTATAAATTCAGCTTCAACTATAGTTTCGTTTCGATTATTATAATTAATATGAATACAAATTACTTGGTACCCTAATAAATGAATAATTGTCGCAAGAACCATAGAATCCACACCACCAGATAGTGAAATTATAAATATATTCTTTTTTTTACTTTTACAAAACTTCTCAATCTCTAAAATTAATTTAGCATTTTTATCATAAATATTATTTTTAATACATATTTTATCAAGGATAATATTCTCTTCGAGAACATAATTAAATTTATTTTCATCCATAATTCTAATTTTTTTAGCGAGATATTATATTTATCAATTTTATTTTTTAAATATAGCTATAATATAATGAATACTCGTCGCAAATTTAAAGGTGGTATTGGTACTAGTGAAAAAAGAAAAGCAGCAACAAAAATAGCAAAAGTATTTAAAGGACAACAGACTAGAAAATCAATTGAAAAAAAAAATAAACTAGCAACCAAAATACAAACAAATACTAGAAAATCCATTGCAAAAAAAATTAGACTAAATGAAGAGCGGAGACTAGAATCATACAAACGTGAGGGTACACGAAATGTTGATAACTTTAAAAAAGAGTTAACAAAGGGAGCACCTACATACAAAAAAACATTAAAAAATATAGATGTAGAATATGGTGATTATAAAAATCCTCCATTTTCCAGAAAACCATTAGAAAAATTAAATTTTACTGGCGTGGATTTTAGTGGTGATAAGTGCACTTTTGTTGGTAGTAAAATAAATAATAGTATTTTTTCAAAGAGTAATTTAGAAAAATGTAACTTTACAAATGCAACAGCGAATAATGTAAAATTTAATTATGCAAATATGGCGTTTGTTAAATTAGAAGGAACTCTTCCTACTGGAAAAACACCCGCCAAAATAGCGGATTTTACAGGATCATCATTTAAACATGCTGATATGCGTCAAATATCTGTTAATAATAATACTATTCTTCAAAATACTGATATTACTGGTGCAATTTTTAGTAGTTTTTCAACTATAGATAAATTTCCATTTACAAAATCAGATCCTATCAAACATGTCCGCATTACAAAATTTCCCGGATATCATTTTCCAATAATTACAGAAATAAGTGATAAGACTTTTATAAAATTAAATGTTACAAATATAGTTCTATTAACCAGTTTTACTAATATAGATTTTATTGATTGCAATTTTGATAAATTACAATTCAATCAAAAATCTTTTAATAACTGCAACTTTACAAATTGTACTTTTAATGCGGTTGAGTTTGATCGATTTTTAATTCAAGATTGTACATTTACAAATTGCAAATTCACAAAAGTAAAGTTTAGAAGTAGTCCACGAATAATATCTTCAAATTTTACCAATTGCAATTTAATGAAGATTGGATTAAACGAAACGCGCCTTGATCAAACAGTCTTTACTGAAACAAATTTAACTTCTGCAACTTTTAATGCTTCTGATTTAAGAACCACATCTTTCATAAAATGTAAATTAAACGGTATTCAATGTATTCCTTTCGGTGGTAATAATGGACAGATATATCCAACATTATTCTCATCAGAAACAATATTTACAGAATCGGATTTAAGAGCATCAACATTTCAGAACTGTAGTGGATTAACAAATATAAATTTTAGAGGTATTAATTTATCACATGCTGTATTTACACATCTTGATTTGAGTGATTGTAATTTCGCAAATGCAGTTCTTAATAATACAACATTTAGAAGAATACTATTTTTAAACTGTAATTTTACTGATTCTATTAGAGATGAGCCTATTATTTTTATTGATTCACTTGGGCTTGAAACAAACGAAGGACATACAAATATTGAATTAGGTCTTGATGATGCAGAAAGAATTGTGATTTATCCATCTGATATACATGCAGCTTTTAATGTTGCAAATATTAAAAAATTACATACATTATTATTAGAATATGTCACCCAAACAGAGATTGAACAAAATCCTATTCCCAATACTAATAATGGTATAATTGATTTTATAACAAGAACGATGTTTCATATTATTGATAAAATAAATATTCCAGAAGGAGCAGATGAAAATTTAACCAAAATTATAACTGATGAAAAAACAACCAAATTAGATGGATTTAATCAATGCTTAATACATAGAATACGATCATATGATTATGTTAATCTTCGTCCCGATATAAAGATCCCAGATTTAACATGGTTTAAATTAATATATTTAATATTACTCTATGTTAAACAACAGTCTATTAATTTCCAAGATAGTTATTATTCAGAAGTTATAGTAGAAAGTTATACAACATATGGCGTTGGAGGATTAAGTTGCATTAGAGGTATAAATGAGCGCTTTGCAGTAAAATTGCGTCATACAATGTTAGTGATGCTTCAAAGTGGTGCTATAACTGATAATACTAAAATAATAGAATATAACAAAATAATTATGGCATTAGATCCAACTTTAAAACTACCAGAAACATTAGAAGAATTAGAAAATATGGCACCTGATGAAGAATATTTTGAAATGACAGTTAAAGATGAAATTCGAACAGAATGGTTTAATTTACATAATGCAAGTAGTGATGATCCTTTCAATGAAGATAGCGATATTGATATGGTTATGAATAGTTATAAAGATTTCTTAAAAATCAAGTTTAATTATAACGATCTGACAGAAGGTCAAAAAATAATTTATGACGAAAAGATAGAACCAGAATATGCACTTATGAGAGAATTATTAGTTGATGGTGGAGGTCTTGATTATATGTTTGTAGGTGGTGGTAGAAGAAGAAGAAAAATAAATGTTTTCTCATTATCATCTAAAGAATTTACCAAATTATTTAATAAAGTCCATAATAAGTTATCTAAAAAAACTAGACGCAAAAAGAGAAGTAAAAATAAAAAAAGATTAAATACAAGAAAAAGATAATTTTACAAAAAAGATAATAAAAATTGAATAATATTATAGTAATAAAATTATAATATTATATTATGTCTAATGAAACTGAAATTAAATTTGTTAAAAATATTTATGATGAAATCGCTAGCGAATTTAAAGTAACTAGAGTTAATAAATGGTCATGGGTAACTAGTTTTATTACGCAATTACCAAAAAATTCATTAATATATGATATTGGCTGTGGTAATGGGAGAAATATGAAATATGATAATTATAATTTTATTGGAATAGATAACTGTAATAATTTTCTTGATATCTGCAATAACGACGGTCTAAAAACTGTATATGGTGAGATGACTGAAATACCATTAGAAAACAATTCAGCTGATGCAATAATAAACATAGCATCATTTCATCATTTATCCACAACAGATAATCGCTTGAAGGCATTAAAAGAATTTAAACGATTATTAAAACCACAAGGTAAAATATTATTATCTGTTTGGTCAATAAATCAACCTTCTAAAACTAGAGTAACTTTTAATAGTTATGGAAATAATACTGTTTATTGGAAAAAAAAACATCCCAGATATTATTATATTTTTAAAATAGATGAATTATATGACTTATTTTATGAAGCTGGTTTAACTGTCATTAGTCATGATTATGATTGTGGTAATGAAGTTTTTATTTTACATTAAATATGCTGTTATAAAAAATATAGATAATAGTTGAGTCACATTAAAAACTCGGTAAGGTATCTCGTGTATTTTTGAAAATGGTATATTTTGTCCAGTTTCTTCATTCAATATTCCAGAATATCCTACTGTACTTTGGGTTATTAAAGAAAACCATAAATAATAGTAAATTGAGTTTACTTTATCATCTTTTGATTGGTGTTTATTCTTATCCACAAGATATAATTTTTTTGCTAATTCAAAATTATTTGTTATGAAATAGTCCTGAATATAGTATAAAAATGTAAACATGATTACAGCACCAACATGGTATAGAACGAACCGTCTACCATTTTTTGTAAGTATATTTTTAAAAAAATACATATATTATATACTCTTAAAAAAATATATATATATATAATTATGTCTTTTGTATATTTATTAGAATCATCTATAACAAAATCAACTTATGTTGGTGCTACAGTTGATTTAGATAGACGTCTTCGACAACATAATAAAGAAATTTCTGGTGGAGCTACAGCAACAAGTATTAGAGTCAAAAATGGAGAAATTTGGAGTAGACCATGTTATGTTGAAGGATTTCCAACATGGAATACGGCTTTACAATTTGAATGGCGATGGAAACAAATATCTAGAAAATTAGATACTAAAATCTCTCCAATGGAGAGAAGAATGATTGCATTAAAAAAATTAATTAATCTAGACAAACCTACAACCAAAGCTATTCCATATAATGAATGGGAAACACCAGTTAATATTATTTTTAATAATGAAGTATTCCAGTCATATTATGATAGTATAGAAAAAATTGATTAATAAATTAAAAATAATTTTATTCATAAACTAATCATATGGAATTATCAATTACATTTAACAACTTACCCAGCGATGTATTTTATGATATATTTAAACAAATAACTGATAAAAAAACCATATTATCATTTGTAGTAGTAAACAAAGAATTAAATAATCTAACCAGTCTTGAGTATTTTAAAACTTTGAAATGTATATTTATATTACAAAATCATTATTCTTATACATATTCAGATAAAATATACAAGGTTGGACTGATACAATGGACCAAAGAATTACTTGATAAATTACCAGAAAGTATTTTATTAGATTATAAAAAATTAATTTTAATTGAAAATGTTAATAATGTACGCAATGAATATACATATGAGCAATTTATAAAAAAATTATTGGTATATAAACAGTGTCAATATAGAGGTAGTAATAATATTACTATTTCTGCTATATCTATTATTCAAAATCTATTTGCAGTAGATTTTGAAAATATATTTAAATAAATCACTCTAATATACTATTAATATAATAGTATGAATCTTATGCGAAATATTATTATTTTATTAAATTTTTTTTCAGTTAAAGGGCTGAAATATTATTATCATCCAGATATTCATAATTTTGGAAATATTGGTTTGAGAGGTAGAATACATGCTGAACTATCTCCGTTTTTTACAAAATTAATTGATAATCACGCATATAATGGTAAAGATATTAGAAGTGATATTTTAAATAAATATTCAGGAAAAAAAATTATTGATTTTTGTTGTGGGACTGGATTTTCGACACAAATAGGAAATACTGGTATTGATACTAGCAGCGAGATGTTAGACGTTGCTAAAAAAACACATAATAATAAAAATTTTTATTTTGGTAATGCAGAAAATTATGGTGCTGATAATGAATATGATATCGTAACATGTATGTTTTCATTTCATGAAATGCCAAATTATGCACATAATTTAATTATTGACAATGCTCTACGTGTAGCAAAAGAAGAAATAATTATTGTAGATATTTCACCAAATTATAACCCATCAAAAATGATGATCAGTGGAGAACCATATATTATCGATTATTTAAATTCTATCCAAGATACACTAAACGATTTTTCAGAATTTATCTATATTGATGGACATGTTACTATTTGGAAAAAAAATTTGCTTAAATAGTTACTGAAAAATAAGCACTTAAAATTAAGCACGAAATTATCAGTAAAAAATAAAAATATTATATAAAATTATTACTTATATAGAGAGTTATTAATATTGTAAATGGTTTAAAGGATATATACGTCATTAATATAGATGAAAAATGAATGACGGAATCTCCTTAAATAGTGATAAAAAATTCTCCTGTATAAAATGTAATTATAATAGTGATAGTAAAAGAGATTATCTTAAGCATCAGTCTACTAATAAACATAAAAAATTGTGTAATCAAATTGATGATAACACAATTAAATCTGAACAAAAAGAATTTGTTTGTGCTTGTGGTAAAAAATATAAATATAGGCAAGGATTACACAGCCATAAACAAAAATGTGATTTTGTCGAAACTAATATTATTTGTGATGTTTGTGAAAATGAAAATGAAAATGAAAATGAATCTAATAACGATAAAAATACAGATAACAAATTTAGCGAAAATAATGGTGAAGATAGAAATAATATGATATATAAAGCATTAACGGATAATATTAAAGATGTTGATGATTTAAAAAACTTCGTTGTAAATTTAATAGTTGAAAATGCCAAACTTAAACAAATGAATGAAGATTTGCTTACTAGAATCACAGAAATGATATATAATAATGTTTTAGATAACCATAATAAAACCATAAATGGAGAATAATAAAATATTTATATATTATTTAAATTAGAGCTAATAGGTACGATATCGGTGGTAAAAAATCTAGAAAAGCTAAAAAATTTAAAAAATCTAGAAAAATACTATTAATCATTTATTTACATGCTCCTTTATTATTTGTAGATACTTTTTTAACATTACCATGCATATCAATAACATATCCATTATACCCTAACTTTGGTCTATACATATTTATTTTATCTTTTAATTTATTTAATTCTACTCTATGTGGTTCTATATTATTATCTGTTGCACTCGCACTTCCAAAGTTAATCAGTTTGTATGCTCCACAATCTAGATGGTCAAATACCCATACTTCAGTTATATTATGTAATTGTATAGCTATATCTAAATGTTGAAAAAATGTAGGTCCCCATTTAACACCCCACGGGGATATCTGATTCAAAGGATAATTCGTGGTATTGTTCATATCCCGAGTATTTTCAATTGAATTAGGATTAAAATTTATATATGATTGATTGACGCCAAGACTAGCTCCAGCTAGTATAAATAAATCATAAGTAAATTCCACATCTTTATAATTTACTAGGAAAGATGATAATATGGCTTGAAAACGAGGATCTATACAGCCTAACACTAACACTTTAGCACCAGATGATGGTGGGATATATTCACACACTGGCATCTGTGGTCCGGATATAGGACTCTCATTAAAACACCCATCTATACTTATTATAAAAGTATTTATATCAGCAGGCATGAATTGATGCGCAGGTCCGGTAGGATTATAAAAATAATTATGACTCACTATATGAGTTTTTAATTCATGTA